GGACGTTCTTGTTGGCTGTGTGCATGAGTGAGTTGTAGTGAGTTGGGTTGGTCACCAGCATGACCACTCTTCTACAGATGGGACTCTGTGCTCTCCTTCGTGGAGCAGTCTCAACTTGTAATCCATACGCAGAATCAAATCGATCCCTTCGTTACTCATGAATTCGAAGGGCCGAAGTCGTAGGGCGGTACCTACTTCCTCTGCGGATGGTGGCATAAGTTCGGTGGTTGAAGACAGTCGTAGTGCGTCTTCGGTCAAGTACCTTCCGATGAACTCCTCGTCGGTAAGGTGAATCGGTTCGGCGTTCTCTTCGCTCAGTTGCCCTAGTCTGTAGTGCTCCTTGTTGAGGGTCACTCGAGCTGCTTCGAGATCTTTCGCTGGGATGTCGAAAGACTTCTTTGCTGCATCGAGCATAGGGCATCTCACATGGGGATACATGGATCGTAGGAGTTGGGCGCAAAAAGGAAGGGCCCTAGAGTAAAGGTCCCCCCGACCGGGAAGGTCTTGCGCTATAGATCCTTGGGATCTGAAGAATACACCAAGATTGAGAAGAGCTCTGACCTCCCCGTTTTTGTCAACGACAGGGGAGTGCTTGAGGAACTGTAGAGACCTCAGATCAGTAACTTCTCGAACTTTTAGGAGATAGCCTGCGAGCGCGGCGGCTCGTTTGACGCCAGCCTCATCACTAATGGGGTTTGGCGTGTTCTCCCTGACGATGGACTCGAAAATCAGGTGACAGGCGTAGTTGTTGATAGCGGTGGTGATGGTACTTCCAGAGAGTAGCGCCGGTGTCCGTTGTCCGGTCACCAAATCGATTGTGTAGAGTTCGATTTTTGCGGCTTTCTCGCCTGGGGCCATCTCGGGAGCTCTAATAGAAACGGGTTGTCGGAGTTGGTCCACCACGCGTCTAATAGATTCACCGAGAGTGTTGTTAGGCATGTTCTTCAAGAGAGATCCGAAGACTGAGGACCCGTGTGACGTATCACATTTGGATATGTCGAGCTCGTAAGTCTTTCCGTTAATGGTCAGGACCATATCGTCAGAGAAAAAGTCAAGCATCAGGTCTCCAGCTTCCTTGGCGTTGTAATGTCGTCTGAAGGTTTGCCGGAGCAATCTTTCGGTTGATCTGGGTACAAATCTCGCTTCGGCCCCTCCAATGGTGAAGGGTGTTTCTTGTGCGCGCTTGAGAAGTTTCGTAGAAACGAAGCCTCTAAGAGATTTGTGTACTCCTAGATCACCGATGGCTCGAGCAACGGATTCTGGGTCGATGCGTTCAAGAGTTTTCACCTTATAGGCGTTAACTAACTTTCTGAGTACATCTTCGAAGATGGATAATGTTCCCATGGAGTCCATATCCTCCGTCGCGGCAACACGTAAAGGGCGTTTGGGATGCGGGTCTTTATACTTAGCTATTAGTTCCTCTATCTCAGTAGTGAAATCGTCGAATTGGAGTGATCTATAATACGCGTCTGTGAGAGTTGAGGTCGCTGTGAATCGGTGCTGGTTCCGATGGAATTCGAGCTCTTTCTCTTCAGAACCACGCGTTCTGAGTAACCTTAGTAAGGCATAGTTGAGGTTGGCGTTAGTATTGGACGGTTTCCAACAGCTAAGTTGAAACCCGCAAAATCTGGTGTGGTAACGGGGTGGTCGGGGGACCCCAGTCAGTCGTCCAAATGTGGGGAAGTTTCCAATGCCTGATGGTTGGATGTATCGCGCTCCACGTATGACGTTGACCCTGGAGAGTGTAGCTGGAATAGTCTTGGAGGGGACATAGTCAGAGGTCCTTTCTCTGTACATACGCCCCCTCCAAGTCCCCCGACTCGAACCTGCTGGTTCATCGTACCCCACTAGTTTATCTGCTCCCGTCGTGTCTTCGACCCGAGGTCCACAATCCCTTGTGCTGCGAGCCGTTTTGCCACTGCGCTGAGATAGACAAGGGCGAATAAGCCGTGGTAGTCTCTCTTTTCAGCGACCCGGTCAGGGCCCTTGTAGATAGTGACACCCTCTACAAGTATAGCGTGTAAAAACGGTTCGGAGTACTGCATACTTCCCATACCAGCTTTCCACGCCTGCGGTGCCGCTCCCTGAGCACTCACCCCTATCCGATGGGTGGTCGGGTTTAAATCCCACATCGACTCCAACACGAGAGGGTAGTACACCTCATCCTTGCTCATACCCTCAAGGAACATCCGCGCTCTCTCGTAGTGGCCTCGCCCTCCGTTGTAGCTCCGAGAATTGACCGGTTCCGTGAGCCATGAATGCTTCATTATGTCCTTAGGAACTGGGGTCTGGTGGAGGTACTGGGATTTGGTCTCCCTGGAGGGTCCTGCCAACCCCAGAGCGATGAAGGCTTGTTTGGCCATATCTTCCTGGCGGCGCTTCACGCCCGTGAACATGTAAACCTCCCTCTTCACGGTGTAGACTGGATCGAGGAGCCATCGAACGAACTTTTCGTAATGACTACGATTCGTGGCCAGCCCGAGGGCGGCGGCGAATTCCTCGACCCGAATCCCAATGAGTTCTGGGTGTCTTGTCTTCCTGGGTCCTGCAGGGGGTCGCTCCTCGGGTGGTAGTCGATCGTACAATGGATCGTTTTCCCAGAGGATGTCGATCACATCGTCCTCTGTAGATACTCCACCGTCAGGGGTGAGTCCTCTCAAGTACCTGTCGATGTACTTACGACCTGCAATGTTTTGGTTCTTCAGGAAAGGAGGTTCGGGTTCGAACTTGTGTAGCACGCTTCTCTTGGAGTCTTCGGGGATGGTGCCCGCCTCGATTTCGGCGTGGTGTAAGGCTTGCAGTGCTAGGTCAACCATCCTCGCTTGGTATGATGGGACGTGTAGTGCTTCTGGTGGGTTGACTCCCGCCCTCCAACAAGCGTCAGGGTCTGGTCTTCGGGGTGGTGGTCTGACAGCCTGTTGGCGGATTGCTGCCCGCAAGGCGGCAGATCTGACTGCATCTGCGTCGGCACGGATGCTGCCAGCTGGAGTTTCCATCTCGGCGACGTATCTCGCCATAGCTGAGATGCCCTCCGCCGACCGGGTCGCCGACCGAAAAGCTCTGGTCATAGCTCGGTCTGAGATGTCTCCGATCTTGTCTCCGAATCTATACAGAGTCTGGATCCAGCCTGCTGGGAGTTCAGGGAGTGCGTGGGGTCGTGCTGGTGGGCGTGGGGCGGGTTGGATGTTTTGTGGTGGGTGTGCTGGTTGATCTACCCGTGGTAGTGGTAGGGGAGGAGGAGGGGGTTTGGGCCTGGGTTGGCGCTGGGGTTCGGGGTCTTGGGGTAGTGGGTCAGGAGGACCCGCGCGTAGGTCATTAGACCTGTTTGACGCGAGAAGGGTTCGCATCCACTTCCGTGGGTGCGTGGGAGCTTTGCTATCAACTCCGCCCTGTGTTCCTTTCTTCCATTCTCTTTCCAAGTTACAGAGGGTGGCCCACCCTCGTAGAATTTCCTGATCCTTAGCTTCTGGGTCAAACCCGTAGATATCAATCTTCGAGTCTCCCTCTTCCTCATCACTTTCGGTTTGGTACGCTTGGTCTTGTGGTGGATCATCCTGACGAGGATGTTTCTCTTCCTTCTCCTTGACCTCACGGACCTCTTCCTCTTCCTCCTCTTCCTTTGTATCCATAGGAATGACCGTTGCGGTGGTGGTGGTGGGTTTGGTGCTTGTAGTCGTGGTGGTGGTGGTCGTAGTGGAACACATAGTGGTGGTAGTGGTTTTTGTGGTCGCTGTGACTGTGGAGGGTGTGGTGGTCGTGGAGCTCGTGGTTGTGGATGTGGTGGTGGTGGTGGTTGTCGTCGTCGTGCACGTTGGCGCGGTGGGTGTCTCTGACTTAGTGTCCTCGTATTTGGAAGGTGATAGTTCGCTCACAAGGCTGTCGCCTGCGGTAAAAAGATCATGTTCACCTTCTTTGATGTAGTCCACTTTATGTTTCTTCGTCCTCTCGTGGTGTGGGTGGAAATGGTCCACATCTCCACCCGCCAACACTTCGCACTGCTGGACAGGCTTGTCGCACCGTCTGGCTTTGCTGATTATCCGCCTTTGTGCGGGATGAGTCGGTTTGCCTTCATCTTTATTCTTGCCACTCCCGGAATCAGGATCAACGGGGTGGTGGTGCCACTTCTTGTTGCAAGAATGTTTGAATTTACAGGCGATGTACTTTCCACTATTGTCTGCCTCCCTATTGGAGGGCTTGCGTTTAGGTTTGCGTTTGCGTTGGTTTGAGCTCATGTATTATTCGTCGTAGTATGCTTGAAATGATTCAGTTCATGAGCTAGGGGAGTTTGATTCGTGGTCGGGCTTGTTCTCGAGTGCCTTACCGCCACGCAGGACTTCGCGCACGGTTGTGGGTTGACCTATCGGCAAAGGTCTTCCCACGGTTTCCCTCAAGCAACGCGTATGAGTTCGGGTCGGGAAACAACCCCACGAACTACAACTCCAGTAACAAGATGCCTAAGGGTTTCGGGTTGGATTTCCTACCTCCCTAAACTACATCTTGCTGACGACCTTTCTAGGGCAACCTGGTGAGACGTTCACCCACTTTACATAGTATCCGATTATCCCGGAGGCAGGGGGGTTACGAATCCCCCTGTCAGTGTGGTCACCCTAATAAGCGCTCTTCTTTGCCGGACAGGCTGAGAACATGCGTTACCGCAATACCTTCTCCCGCTATGTACGGGCGTCCGACAGGTCGACACTTTCGTTGAAATTCATGTTTGAACTCACTAATATGCGATCTTGGCCGTGTCTCTCTCTAAGTATCACACTCCTTGACTTACGGGAGCAGGGTCCTAGTAGGCCCGCTTCGCAAGTTTGTCCTCTTCTGCTCAAATGTCAATACTTCGTCTTGGTGGGGCAAGGTAGCACTACCACTGTTAAAGATATCAACACCCGAGTCTAACACCGGCGCGAAAGCTCCGTAGAAGACCTTATTGCTAATCGAGCTGTTTGAGATCACCTTACATTGGTCTTAGGACGACGGGAGGGATTGTCCAAGATGTGCCAATGATGACCATTTTAGGTCGACATGATACGGTGACTAGTGTACGTGAAAGCTAACTCCGTGAATATGCTAATGAGTATCACAGCGAGCACTGTGCGGGTGGAGTGTACCCTTTGCTATTTGTTTTCTTTTAGTTTATCCTCTTTATCGGAGTATTAGGTGAGTTTAATCAATGATAATAATATGAGACGTGTAGTCAGTAGGGTTGCTATTAACGTCTCGACGCGGGGGCAAAAATGTCCTGACCAAGGCCCCCGCGCACCCTACAGTACCCTGGGGGGGTGGAGGGCGGGGTGGCTGGTTCGTCTTCTGGAATGATCTCCGGCGGGTCGTAGGCGCAATGCGCACCAATATCACCCTCGACCACTTTACCCTTGGAGTCTAGACCGATGGTGTCTCCACATAGGTCTATCTGAATGGGTTTAGTGCCAGACGATGCTTTCCACTCGTACGCACTTCCAGCTTCTGGTACCTTAATTCCATAGGTGGTGGCGTGTATTGGTGGTAGTCTGTAGATGACGAGATCCCAGCCTGTTCCTGCGTTTAGAGTGACGATGTCTCCGATGGTGATGGTGGTTTCGGAGTGATCTATGTGTACGTCGGCCCAGAGTAGACACTCCCTGGAAGCGGTCCAATTGATGGTTGTATAGCCGTCAATGGTAGCAGAGTCGGAGTGGACAAATGGATGGAAGGCTGAAATTCCGAGTGGGGAAGAGATGGTGGGATTCACGCTCATACCGGAGTTGGTGGTATCACTCTTTACCCTGAAAATCAAGCCGAAATATCCGATAACGGAGGCTGGGAAGACGATGGAGTTTCCGGTCAGTGTGACGCCTTCATCAAGAAGGGTCGATCCTTCATAATGATTGTAAGAGGCGAATAAGTCTGTGCCGGATGGTGGTGTGGCTGCTTGATAGTACGCATGGAGATATTGGTCTGTGTGATCGTGGAGTTGAGGTGTGTGTAACGCTAGTGAGTATGAGACGCTTAGCATACCGCAGATGGTTGAGTCGTCTCCACCCTCTGACAGTAGGTAGATCTTGCCGGCGGTGTGTTGGTAATCAGCCGCTAGACCGTCCTGTACTTGGACTAGTTTAGCGTTGGTTGCAGCTGGACCCAAAATCCTTCGTGGGATATGGAGTTTGCTAGCTGCCCATGGAGAGAACACAACAGCCCCGGGGGCGTTGAGGGCGTTTTGGAAGTTGGTGGGTGGATCGTCCAGAGGGTCGGGATCATAGACGATTGCCATCAGTCCTTTTCTGATGGACTCACATGCGGGGTGCCACTCAATGTCGATGCCATGGTATTCGAACCGCTCGTAGAGCCGTCCTATCTTGTAGCCCCATGGGAAGAGTACAGAATTGCCTGGATTTAGGGACATGGCTTCAAGCTTGAATTCACCCTTGGCGTCAAAGGTGAAGTCGACGTTCGGAAATTCTCGACGATTGAGGTGGATACTCCCGTCACCAGCGTTAGAGTATGGGTGTGATAAATTGATGCCGTAAGCAAGTTGGACTGATGGGGGTCGATCACTGCCTAGGTTGGCCTGCTTTGCAGCATAAGAGGCTTTCCTGAGTAGGGCTGAGTGTTCCTGCTTGAGTAACTGGGGGTTGAGTTTGTTAGAGTGTGTGCCCAGAACTGCGGCTTGTGATGGTGATAGATTGGTTGATTTAGTAAATGTGTCACTCTTCAATTCCGCCTTTTTGGTTTTAGCCTTTGAGGGTGGAAATGATATGGCGGATGACCGAGAGAGTCGGGATGGTTGAGTCCAATTCTTAGTCCACAGATGGGACCCTGCTCCGTAGGGTCGCATATGTTTGAGTGCGGGGTTGTTAGTCGATGCATAATGTTTCCTCAGATCTTCGTACAGCTTATCGGCCCTAGCTGGGTTAAGTTTACCGATCTCCCTGATGTAGTCGAGGCGTGAGCCGTGACGACTATCTGCTAACCAGGATCCAATCTTACGTCCTACTCGTGTGGACGCGGCGGCGTTGAAGCCTTTAGTGAATCCCATTGCGGCATGGTGAAAACCGTGGTTAAGGGTGTTTGTAAAGTTGGAGCTCTTTGGATTGGGTCGAAAGTGAGGCTCGATCTGATGTATGCGACGACGGTGCTTGTGGCGGTGTCTAGTGAGGGTTTTGGGTTGGTGTTTTTGGTGGCTTTGTTTTGACATGTTTGTGATGAGAAGGGTTGGTGTTGACAATGCAGCTGAGAGATGACAGGGGGTAGAAACAGTGACGCGCCCCCCGGCGCATAAGTCTGACGGGACCAGTCCGGACGAGAATCACTTCTGGCCACGACACCAAAGGTCGGTTATTTGACCACTACACGAAAACCCGAGGGTACAAAGAGTGTAGTTGGGTCGCAAAACCTTCACATTGGCTTAACGTGGCCTCAGAGATTTCTCCTCGAAGTCCCCCCGGAGGGGTCCTGATGGGTCGTGACTTGACCTGGGGGGTAATCTCTGGAAAGCAAGATCACCGGATGATGCGACCATCCGATGGTAGAAGGACCCCCTGGTTAGGGAGGGTCCTTTAAACAGGTCACTCGCCATGCGAGAGACAGAGAAAGGTGGCTATATCGCCTAGATCTACTCCTACCTTTCGGAAAAACAACAATACGTTGGAAAGCCTGTCG